CGCAGGTTCAAATCCTGCCCCCGCAACCAAACTTTCCCACAAGAAACCAAAGGCTTAGGCCGATGCAAGGCACCCCACGGGGCGCTTTTTGCGTTACGACATAGCGCAACACATTCCCCAAAGATTCCAAATCCTTACGAACATCCCCGATTCCTCCGTGCAACACCCATGCGACACGGGATCGGCAGGATGTTCGTGGGACGTTCCATGTCCGATTGAGCTTGACCCAAAGGCGGACCAGAGCCGTCATGTCCTCGCAACCAACTCGGGGATCCTCATGGCCAAGACCAATGATGCGGCGCTGGACGCTTTCATCGCCGCCAAGATCGAGATCGACGCCATGCTGGACCGGCTTGCGGCGCACAGCACCGAACACTTCGGCTGCAGTCCGGATGAGGTGAACTGGGGGCATGTCGGGACGCTGGGCCATTACCGCGCCCGACTCCGCGAAATCACCGACATGGCCTTCCGCGAAGGCGAGCACGCCACCTGAACATCCCCCCGACTAGACCGGCTGGCCAAAGCACGTCCCCATGGCCAGCTTGCTGATGGCAGCATGGGCGCCCACGAGGTGTTGGTCCTTCGGCAAGTCCCAAGTCGGGAACAGCCCGGCGACGGCCGCCATGTGGTTCTCCAACTCGCTGATGACCATGGTGATGTTCCGCGTGCCCTTATACTCCTCGGCCGACCTCCGGAGGTCGGCGCACAGGGCCATGACAGCCGCATAGTTGCGCATGGCCTGAAGCTTGCCTGCTTCCTTGCTGTCCTGGACCAGAAGCCCGAGGCCATCCAGCACGGCGCGAATGTCCCGCTCCATCATGCCGCCACCGTTGCCACGCCATCTAGGCGCACCGCGACGCTGGTGATGCCATTCCCTGCGGCCTCGGTGGCCACGCCCACAGGGAAGCGCCCAGCGCCCGGCACGTTGATGTTCTTGGCCGTGTTGTCCCAGGCGACGCGCGCGCCAACGGTCAGCACTGCTGCTGTGGCCTTGGGGAGTCTGTAGACGCCCGTGGTAGCCAGTTCGAGCGGATCGCCCTCGGCCGAGGAATAGGCGGCGATGCCGAAGATGCTGCCCACGATCAGCGCGTCGCCCGAGGCGATGCCGCCCGCGGGCGTCGTGACGCGGACGATATGGCCGTTCTGGAGGTAGTTCTTCATCTCAGAGCCCTTTCGAGGATTGGATGCGGACTACGGCGATGCGGGCCGTAGTGCCGGTGATCTGCCGGTTGAGGTCGCCCAGCGCCGCAGCCATCTCGGCGTCGCTGGCGTAGGTCACCCGCTTTCCGTCGTATTCGACGGTGCGGATGCCCTGATAGCGGGCGGCCATCAGGGCGTCGCGCCAGGCCGTGAGTTGGGCGAGGTCGGCCACGTCATGCCCCGGGATTCTGGAACCAGCCGCGGTGGTCGATGAAGCCCGCGCCGAAATCGAGGATCACCCGGATTTCCACGCCGTCCACATCCCAACCGGACCGGCTTTCGACCTGTGGCCCTTCGTTGCCCGAGAGATAGGCGAACTCCAGCCCGTCGATCTCGCCGGGGTCGGCGGTGACATACCAGCGGGTGGCGCTCGACAGGCGCGGCTCGACCACCAGCGAGAGCGCCCCGGAGAAGGGGTTCACGTCGGCCGCCGTGGCGGGCGCGATGGAGGCAAGCCACTTCTCGGCCGTCGTCTCCAGCGCGGGCGGGACCAGCAGGTTGCGGGGTGTGACGCGGATCGTGCGATCCTCGATGCCCTTCTGGGTGCGCAGCGCCAGCCGGGCGGCCGAGAGCGTTGCGTCGGAGATCGCCGCCCCGGTGCCCGCCTTGTTGCCGTGGTCGGCGTGGAACAGCGTCTTGCCGTCCGACATGGTGGGGCCGTTGCCGCTGCCCGCCTCGAGGAGGGTCACGAGGATCCGCGCTTCGGTCTCGGCCGCGCCCTGACCCATGCGCCGCGCAAGGTCTGCGAAGGCGCCGAGGTCGTCGTTCACCAGGACCTGCCGGGTGATGCCGATCTTCTTGGCCCAGGTCTCGATCTTGTAAGCCTCGCGGCCCTCGGCCATGGTACCGGCCTTGATCTCGCCCGCCTCGTTCAGCTTCTCCAGCAGCGGCGCCTCACCGAGCATTAGCTTGTTCACCGCCCGGAAATCCCGCGCCGAAGTCTGGCGGCCAAGACGGCGGATCCCGGACGGCGCGGCCTGGTAGGCGTCGCGCAGCACGCGGCCCACGGTGTTGCCGAGGATGATCGGGAAGTCGGAGGTGGTGTGCAGCGCGCGGGTGACGAGGCTCGCGGGCGACAGCGCCATGGTGGACTCACCGCGGAGCGTCAGCAGTTCCTTCGCCATGTCGACGGGCGTGGCGTAGGCGTAGCGCCGGGCGGGCTCGGAGAGCTCGTGGCGCGGGTTGATCCGGGCGTAGAGGGCCTCGCCCATCTGGCGCGCGCGCAGGGCCGGGTCGTCCTGGCTGTCGCCCATCTCGACGCGGACCTGCTCGGAGCGGATCGTCGGCGCGCTGCGGGTCGCCAGCGCCTCGAAGGCGGCGCGTCGGGCGGTGTCAGGATCCACGGCAGCGTCGATCTGGCCGTCGATCCAGGACTGGTCCAGCCCGGCGATGCGGGCGATGGAGCGGATCTCGGTGTTGATGGCAGCGCGGGTCTGCGCCTCGGGCGGGGCCGGGGTGATGGTGGTGTCGGTCATGTGGGTCTCCATACGGATGTGGGCGCCGGGGTCGGCGGGCGTCGGCACCAGGGAAATCTCATGGGGCGTCCAGCGCACGGCGGTCAGCACGCGCGCGCCGTTCTCGGTGGTCTCGGCCCAGTCCTCGACGGAGTAGCCGACCGAGACATGGCGCAGGATGCCCGCCAGGACGTCCTGCCAAACGGGTTCCACCTCTGGCCGGGCCGAGAACTGGATGAGGGCTGTGCCGCGCTTGCCGTCGACGGCGGCGCTGCGGACGGAGCCCAGCACGTCGCGGACGGCGGTCTGACGGTGCGCATCGAGGACGCTGGCACCTTCGAGGCGTGACAGGTCCACCGCCTCAGGCGCGAGGCTCAGCCGCTCGATGTATTGCCCTGCCATGTCGCGGCGGCGCACGGGCGCCCCGGTGGACCAGATCACCTCGACAGTGCGGGCGTCGCGATCGGCGCTGGCCGGGGCCAGATCGGCGCGGCGGATCAGCAGGGTGACGGTGTCATTCATCGGCGAGGCCCTCCTTCTGAACAGGCGGTGCACCGAAACTCAGGCCCAGCGCGTCCGACCGCGCCTTGTCGGCGGCAATCTCGGCATCGACCTGTTCGGCGTCGTAGCCCCGTTCGGAAATCGCCTGCGTCCTGCTCTTCAGTCCTGCGTTGATGGCGAGGATCTCGGCCTCGACGTCCTTCTTCGGGTCCACATAGTCGAACTTCGGTGGCAGCCATTCGCACCCCAGGTAGCTGTCCGGGTTCCGGTCGAAGTCCCGCGCGGGCAGGTCGCCGGTCAGCACCGCGAGGCGCACGAACCGCTCCCACACCGGGCGGCAGAACAGGTGAACCACCACGTTATGCTGCAGCTGCTCGACCCGGCGGCGGAACTCGATGAGCCCCGCGCGGATCGAGGAATAGGTCACGCCCTCCAGGTCGCCCGAGACCAGCTCGTAGGGCAGCCCAAGCCCCGCCGCGACGGCGCGGAGGTGGTTCTTGACGAAGGGCGCATAGGCGTCGTGCTCGGTCGGGTTGGAAAAACGGATGTCGGTGCCGGGCGGCAGCGGGATCAGGCTGCCGGGCTCCATGCCCACGGTCAGCGCGCCGCCGGTGTTCGTGCCCGAGAGCCCGCCCGCCGTGCCATCGGGATCGGTGATGAAGCCGGTGAAGAGCGCCGCGACCTTGGCCTTCACCAGCGCCGCGTCCTCGAACTGGTCGAGCTCGTGCAGCCGCAGCAGCACCGGCGCGAGCCAGGTGATGCCGCGCAGCTGGCCCGCTGCGAGCGGCTTGAACAGATGCAAACAATCGGCGGCAGGGACGCGGAGCGGGTCCATGCGGAGAGACCCCAGCGGATCGCCCGGGCGGGAGGACAGGACCCGGTAGGCGACCCGACGACCGGCGGCATCGAACTCGATGCCCGCGCGGATCCGCGCCCCGCCGCCGATCTCGCGGTGCAGGTCCATGGGAACCTGCTCGCGATCCAGAAGCTCGAGGTGGAGGGGGAGGCTTGAGGCGTCGCTGGCAATGCGAAGCCGGGCGAAGCTCTCGCCGCTCTCGACCATCGCGCGCACGGCCATGGCCTGCAGCCCGTAGAAGTCCGCCAGCCCGTCCGGGGCGGCGTGATCGGTCCAGCGCAGCCAGAGCGCCTGCAGCCGCTCGCGCACAGCGCGGTCTGGATGGGTGGATTGCGGCTTGATCCCGGCGCCGACGACATTGCCGACGAGGCTGTCCACCGCAGCCGCGACCCACGGGTTGTTGCGCGCATACCACCCGGCCCGCCGCGCCGCCGTGGTTGCGCCCGCGAGGATCGCCGTGTTCAGCCCGTCGACCGTCCGCGCCCCCTCCCAACGCCGCCCGCCACCCGAAGCGTCGAAGCCGCGAGCGCGCGCGCGGCTGAGAAGGCGATGGAGGAAGGTCCGCATGGGCGACAGAATCGCCCGAAACAGACCCTCAAGCTATTGGGAATGTTTTGTAATCCGCCATCAGAGACGGATCGGTGAAAGGTCACTCGGTCGAGATGATGTCGCCGATCTCTCGGAATTTCTCTCGTAACCGCTCTTGGACTTCGGTGATATGAGTGGCCGTCGACAAGCCAGATGCGAGCGCATCCAGTCCGCGGATGACGTCGCTGGTAGTCTGGCTCTCTGTGAACAACGACAAGAACCTCTGCCAAGCCCACAGGGGGATGCCGGCGAGCTTGTCGTCGAACAACTCCTTGATATAGCTGTCCATGGCCTTCGTACGCGCGAAGCGGCCGAAATTGCCACCGCTGTCGCTCGCCGGCCGATCTGATATCATATCGCTCTTAGTCGGATAGTTTGTCGCGACTGTGGACAACGTAATCGAGTTGTCGCCTTTGCCGACTTTTGCATGTTCCCAGTACCAATTTCGATACTCGGCGGCCTGACGAGCTGAAATTACGTAGGGCACAAAGACCTGGGGAGATCCAGAGATGACCTTTGAAAGTGCCCACGGCACAACGACGAGTAGGTCCGCCGGCGCGCAGACGGCAGGAGTAACTTTGTAGCGGAAGCTGGGCTCGCTCTCCTTGGCCAGAGCGTACCAGCCCTTGAGTTCAATGCCCATAAGGATCTTGGGCTCGACATCGGGAGCGGATGCTCTGAGAACGACATCTGGAAATGTCTGAGGCTGTCGCTCAAAGCTATACAGGGCGTACTTCTGCTCTGGGTCCCATACAGATCGGAGTTTGTTCAGGGACGCAATGACCTGTTCTTCAATCGTAGCGCCGAGTGAAGAATTGAAAGCGAAAAGGTCGGTGGCCAAAACGCCCGAGATAACCAACTCGGATTCGAATTGAGATGGAAGGGTAAAGATCGCTTTCTTTACGGCCTTCCAAAGCTCGATGTGTTCCCAAGTCGGATCAGGCTCTGTCGGACCCGGTGGCGGCGGTTTGGTGGTCAATACTCCGAGACTCCTGCTCAAGCCGCCGAACGGCGGCCGTATAGAAGTCAGGGATAACCTCCGCGGCATAGCAGTGTCTACCAGATCGTAGCGCACTCACCGCTGTGGAGCAGAGACCGCCAAAGGGCTCCCAAATCACGTCGCCCTCATCCGAAGAAGCCATGACGATGCGATCGATCAGCCGCAGGGGCTTCTGGTTCATGTGGAGCGCCTTCAGCCCCTTTGCCTTCACCCGTTCGGCGCCACGCACCGCAGGTTCTGTCCAGACGTTCGTGACGCCGTGGGCGTGGTTCCACTTCGATCGCATCTTCGTCCACTGCGATTCTGTGAGCGGCGTCTTTCCGTCGAGGGAGAAGTACGGACGATCCGTGGGTGCACCGTGCTTGGCGGCGTAATTCGCTATAGCCACCATCTTGTCGGCAGGCGGGAAATACCAGAGGTGGCATTGTGTGAAGTATTTCCGGGTCGCGGCATTCACGACTCCACAGGCTTCGTTGGTCTTGTAAAGAGGAAGACCACTCCGTTGCCATTCGTATCGTAGCCACTCTTTCATCGAGAGTGGCTCGCCTTCTTCCGTGGTAAGCTTTGTTTCACGGACGTACTGAACGCAGATTTCTGTGACTACGGGGAAGCCACGAATGGTGTCTCCGTTGCAGTTGCCTGCGACGTGGCCTATCCCCTTGTCCCAGATGTGCGCTGCCTTGTAGCGCCATCCATGAAGCTTGAGGACCGGGTGGACTTCAGCCCAACCAACTTCAGAGCACCAGAACCATAGAGTTGTTTCGGGCAGAGCCAGCCTTGCCCATTCTGCGACGTGAGGAGCGTACCAGTCCCCAAGGTTGTCAGCCGTCGTTGGTTCACCTGGAAACTTGCCGAGGCCGTACGGTCCATCCGCAACGATAGCCGTTGGGCGAGGCCAGGTCGCGTAGCAACTCAGCGCGTCGCCGAGCGTGAGGTGCGCGCTGGCAGCCTCTCCTCCAAGGATCGCGGGCGACTTCGGCGTGTTCTTAAGCTTGACGACCTTGGACATTTCTACATTTCGGTGATTCGGTTTCTTGCCCTGCAGCATGTTGACTGCACCTCCATAACGCAACCAGCTTTCCAGGGAACATATAAAGAACACGTTGAGCCGTCCACTGCGCTGTCGCGAAACCGCTAGGGGCTGAGCCATCGCGACCGTATCACCTGCCCGACTCTTGCCCCCGGCCGCGCTGGCTCGGACGCCACCCCGTCCACCTCCTCGTTCAGCCTGAGGCCCATGCTGATGAGCCCGTGCAGGGCGGCGTGGGCGTAGACGAAGGTGTCGAGGGCCTCGTTACGTTCGCCGTCGCGCTTGGGCTGCCAAGAACGGGTGGGGCGGCCCTTCTCGAAGCGGGTGACGACGCGTTCGGCGGTCAACTGCCGGAAGTAGTCGGCGTCGAGGCGGCGGGGGAAGTGGATGGCGCCGGGGCCGGGTTCGGTCAGTTTCAGGCGAGCGTAGACCGCATCCTTCACGGCATCGACGCCGACGATGAACAGCGGGATCTTGCCCTTGTTGGTGCGGGTGGGGCGGCGCGGCCAGACGGGGATGCCGGGACCACCACGGCCCTTGATCGCCCAGATGCGGCGGGCGAGGCGGGTGCGGCAGAACTCGTAGGCCATCTTTGTGTGGTGGCCGCCGGTGTCCACGGCGACGGCACGCACCGGCAGATCGCCCCAGGTGCCGTTCAGCAGGCCATCCAGATCGGACCACAGGCGCGGGCCAGAAGGATCGCCCCAGAGCACGCGGTAGTCGATGACCCATGCCTCCTCGTCGCGGCCCCAGCCGACGATCTGCACCTCGAGCCGGTCGCCCTGCACATCGACGCCCGCCGTCAGCACGGCCACTCCGGGGGCGAGGTCGCTGCCCCAATCCTCGCGCCGGGCCATCAGCGGATCGGCGGGAACGGTGTCGCCCGCCTGATCCTCCCAGGACTCGCCCAGCTTGGTGTTGACCCAGACCTGCAGGCGCGCGGGGTCCTTGCGCACGCGGCCGTGTTCGGCGGCGATCTCGGCCCAGGTCTCCCACGGCGAATAGAGCGCGGAGAGGTGGAAGCCTGCGGTGCGGCCATCGCCTTGGGCCGTCGCGCGCCACTCGCCCGCCGCCAGCAGGCGGGGCTTCTCGTGCTCGTGATGGATGCCGCCGCAGGCATCGCAGACCAGATGCGCCTGGTCGCGCCGCCCCTCGGGCCAGCGGATGCGGGCCCAGGTGATCGGGGCCATGTCGCCGCAATGCAGGCAAGGGACGTGATAGAAGCGCCGGTCGCTGTGCTCGAAGGCGGCCTCGATGCGCGAATGGCCTTTCAGTGTGGGCGTGGACACCATGTAGATCTTGCGCCGCCCTCTGAAGGTGGTGGTGCGCTGGATCGCCAGATCGACGGGGTCACCCTCGCCATCGGCATCGCCGGGATAGCCGTCCACCTCGTCCAGGAACAGGTACCGGACGGGCGTGGACCGCAGCCCCACCGCGCTGTTCGCCCCGGTCATCACCAGTTGGCCGCCGGGGAAGGACTTGCGGAACAGGCTGTTGCCCGCGTCGCGGGAGCGGGGCGCACAGACCAGATCGCGCAGGGCAGGGGTGGCTTCGATCAGAGGATCAATCCGCACGGTGGTGTTGCGCCGCACCATGTCGAGCGAGGGCATGACCAGCATGGCGATGCCGGGGGCGTTCTGGATGATGTAGCCCAGCCAGTTCAGCCCGGCCTCTGACCCGCCCGTCTGCGCGCCCTTCATCAGCACCACCCGTTCATAGGGGCTGGAGGTGGACAGCGCGTCCATCACCGCCCGCAGGTAGGGCGTGCGGTCGGTGCGCCAGCGGCCTGGTTCCGCAGAGGTCGGCGGCAGGATGCGATTGCGGTCGGCCCAGTCTGACACGGGGATGGGCGGTTCCGGGCGGATGCCGCGCCGCCAGGCGAGGTCGATGTCAGGCACCATCACCGAAACTCCCCAAGGGCAGGTCGGCCAGGTGTTCCAGATGCTCGCGCATCATCCGGTCGAGGGCGGCAAAGGTGGCGCGCGGATCGGCCCCGACTTCGGCCGCCAGCAGCGGCGCGGTGCGCTGGACCCACGCCATGTGCGCGTCCCGTTCGGCACGCGCGCGGGCGAACACGGTGCGCGTGGCGGCGGCGGTCTCCACCAGCTCGCCCCGTTCGCGCTCGTAGGCGAGCTTGGCGCGCTGGACCTTCACGATCTCATGCAGCCGCTTGGCTTCGGCCAGCGTCGTCGCTGCACGGGTGGGGCTGGCGGCACCGCCCTTGTGGCGCCGGGCCGGGTCAAGGTTGTTCTCGATCCAGGCGAGCCCCACTGCCACGTCGATCCGCCCGTCCGGGCGCACTGGAAGACCCTCGGCCACCAGCTGCGAGATGCGGCCCTTGGTCAGGCCAACGCGGGCGGCGAAGGCGGTCTTGGTCTCGGCGCTGTCGAGTTTAGTCATTTCCGCCCCCTGACGCTGGCGGGCTTATGCGCTGCGCTCCCCCGCATACGGATCGGCCCGGGAGGAACCGCCGGGTGGCGCGCGATCCGGCGCTCCCGGCCGCTAACGACGGTTCTGATGTTGTCGCGGGGCATGCCGGGCCGTGCCGCCGGTTGACGATCTGTCTGGTGGGGATGGTGGAGATTGGTGGGGTGATCCGGCCCGCCCCTGTAAACTGTCATGTCATGCGTGGTGGCATGATGCATGGCGTCACGTGTCGCGACGTTCCACGTCGCTGACACTTCGGGCGACAAACACAGATTTGGGCCGGGACAAGTCCACCAAACCCACCAAACCCACCAGACGGATCGGGAATGAGCGTCACGCATCGGCATGGCTCCGGAGAACTTCAGAACCGTTGTTGATCGGGGCCGCCCCGGTCTCCGCGACCTCCAGCTGCCACCGCGCGCGCCCTGCCGACACCCCGGCTGAGACCAGGCGCAGCCCGTTCACGATCCGGTTCTGCTGCCCGCCGATCCACTTGCCGAGCCGCCCGCCGTTGATCGCGCCGCCTTCGCCCGCCACGCGCAGGGGGCTTCGCGGAACTCGGGGTGAATGAACTCGGACCGGCCATAGAGCTGCGGGCGCTGTTCCGTGGCGCGCTCGATGACCTCGCGGACGGTGACCCGGTCCATGCCGATTGCCTCGCGCCATTGCTCCAGCACGGTGGTCAGCGCCTCCAGCTTCGGGTCGGCCCCGCGCATACCCTCCATCGTGTCGCAGGGATCGGCCTCGCCCAACCAGATCAGCGCGTCGCGCACCCAGCGCGACCAGTCGGTGAAGGAGCCGAGCGGCGCGCGCATCTCAGGCCGACCGGCGATGTGATAGGCGCGCAGCACCGTCAGCCCGGCCGCGACGTAGTCGCCGCGCTGCGCCGTCACCATGGCGAGCGGATCGCGGTCGAAGGCGCGCAACTCGGGCCGCTCGACGCCCGCGTCCAGCGTCGCCCGGATGGCGCGGCGCGTCATGTCGTCCTCGAGGGTCAGGTTGTTGCCGGTGGCGAAGACGGCGGCGTTGCTCGGCACCTCGGCGTTGACGGACTTCCCGAGGATGCGGACCTTGAGGCTGGTCTGGGTGAGGGTCTGGCACAGAAGCTCGCCGCCCAGCGGTTTCTCGCAGTTGTCGATGGCGATCAGCACGTCGCCCGCGATCAGCGCCGCGCCCAGCCGCTTTTCCATCTCCTCCTCGGACTTGCCCTGCGCGATCACCGGCGCGGGGCGGGCGGTTGCGATCTGGCTCGCCAGGTCGACCAGCATGGATTTGCCCGTCCCGGCCGTCGGCGCGTTGAACCCGTGCAGCGGCGCGGTCGGCAGCGAACGGCGGATCAGCGCGGTGAGGATCCCGGAGAGCGCGACCGAGCGGTCCGCGTCCGTAACGAACGGGAAGGTCGAGATCAGATCCTTGAGGAAGGCCAGCGCGCGCAGGGCCGTGGCCTGGTCGGGATCGCGCGGCAGCGCCGGGAACCGGACTTCCTGCGGATCGAACAGCAGCCCGGTCTGCGCATCGTAGCCCGGCAGGTCCAGGATCGAACCGTCAGGCCGCAGGGTCGGGCAGTTGATGATCCCCGTCAGCACTGGCAGGCGCCACTGGCCCTCGCGCGCCAGGAAGGTCTCCGCGATCCTGTGCGGGCAGTCGGTCCTGAGCCACTCGCCCTCACGCTTGTCGAACCGCTTCCAGTTCGCCGCGCGGGTGAAGGCCTCGGCCATGTGGTGCGCCTTCACATCCACCAGCCGGTGCGCGTCGACCGTGCGCCCATCCGAGACCGCCACCGGCACCATCGCCGGGCGCACCACCATGCTGCCGCGCTGATAATAGCCGAGCCCCGCCTGTATCAGCGCGCCCTCGGCCATGTCGACGGCCCGGTGCAGGAAGCCCGCAAAGATGCGGATCACCGGGCGGCCGTCTCCGTCGTCATCGTCGGCATCCTGGCCGTCTGGACTACTGGCGCGCGCAGTTCGCACCCGGTCCACCCGTTCCGCTCGCCAGCCGTTCTGCCGTGCGAGCCAGAACAGTGTGCCGACGGTGACATTGCGCACGGTGGCGAAGCTGTCCCATTTCTGCGCCGTGTGGGCGGGGTCGTTCTTCGCGGCCTCGGCCGACCAGGCCTCCCAGAGGGCGCGGCCATCGGGGCCGAGGGCAGCGTAGAGAGCGAGACCCACCTTGATCCAGTCGTCATAGGGCAGGTCGTTGTTCGGGATATGTGCGATGGCTTCGGCGATCAGGTCCTGCGACGGGGCTTCCTTCGGCTTGAGGCCCGCGACCTTGCGCCCCTCGCGGTCGATGTCGCGCTTCTCGTTGCTGGTCTGGCCGCCCGCCTTACGCAAGGCCTCCTCGGCGGCGGCGATGAAGGCGGCGCAGGTGTCGCGGCTGACGATGGGCAGGTCGGTCAGCGGCACCTCCAGCGGCGAGCGGTCAGGCCAGTGGTAGGGCGCCCTCGTGCCCGGGTGGATGCCGAAGGCCACGAACTGCTGCCCGCTCGCCAGCACCTCGACGCGCGCCACCGTGCCATCCAGCATCTGGAACTCGCTGGTCTGCACCTTGTCGAACGGCGCGTCGGTGCGAAAGGCGAGCAGGCATTTCGGGGCCTTGCCGATGCGCAGGAGGGGCGTGGGGCCGAGCATCGCCAGGGCCAAGTCCCGCAGCCGGTCTGCAAGGTTCACGTCCAGCACGTCGATATCGACGCCCACAAGATCGCCGCAGAGCAGCCCGGTGTTGGTGCAGTTGCGCTGCGCCCGCGCCCAGCGCGCGATCTCGGCCTCGTCGGCGCTGGCGCAGACCGTCTCCCATCCTTTCATCATCGGCCGCTTGCCCGCGGCCTTCATGGCGACATGCGCGCCGAGCACCGGCACGGGCCGGTAGCCGTTGCGGTGAAGTGCTAGGCGCAGGTCGGTCGGATCCTCGGCCGCTGCCGGGGCTGGCGTCGAGGTGGACGCATCCGCCGCCGTCTCGGCGCGGGCCATGTCTTCGGTCGTGCGGATTGCGTCCTCCACGGCTCACTCCCCGTCCAGGACCCAGGCGGCGAAGTCGTCGTTCCAGTGCTCCTCCGGCCCGTCACCGCTGCCGACGAACCGGACGAAGCCGTAATAGACCTTGCCGGTCAGATGCCGCGGATCGCGCTCGTAAGCCGTGGTGGCCCGCAGATCGTGCTCCAGCTCGGCGCGGAGCCTGTCCAGCGCGGCCAGCGATCGGTCGGCCTCCTGATAGGTCAGCGTGCCGGGCACCGCCGAGGTCATCACGTGCATCAGCGCGTCGCGGCAGTCCCGGAGGCGATTGCCGATGACAACATGATCGTCGGTCGAAAGGGGGATGCGGAAGTCGCTCATTGCGCGCCCTCCTGCTGCTCGATCCAGCCGATCAGCTTCGATTTCCGCGCGCAGATCACGTTGCCCATCCGGAAGGTGGGCATCCGCACCTTGGCCTCGCTGGCGTAGTAGTAGACCTTCCGCCGCTCCTTCGCGTCGCCGAAGACGAAGACCGCGATGGCGTCCGCGCCCCGCAGCAGATCGTCGGCCAGCGCCGGGCAAGCCTCTCCCGTGGCGGGTCCAGCCCGCATTTCCGTTTGCATGTCCTGTCCTCCTAGCTGCGGATCAGCGCGCCCAGCGCGATGATCGTTCTCTGGCCGATGGCGAAGGTGATCATGGCATCCCCGCCAGCGGCGAAATCCTCCTGTTCGATGCGCTCCCGCTCCGGTCCCTCCGGAATGTGAAAGCTGGCGATCAGCACCGGCTGCGGCGGTGCCGCGGGATCGCTCGATCCGCTCAACGACACCGTTGCCGTCTGGAACCGCCGCTCGACCTCGATCTTCATGAAGGGCAGCGCCACGCCATCGAGCGCCTTGTGAAGCACCTCGTCCCGCGCCGCCGCGATCAGCCCCGACAGCATCTCGCCGAAGTCCCGGACGACGAGCAGGCTCCGCATCGCAGGCGGCAGGGGCAGCCAGTCGTGCTCTTCGCCGTCCGCCGCGCTATCGCGGCAGTGAACAGCCTCCATCGTCAGGCTGCGGAACCGGTGGACGGCATCGACCGCATCCTTCACCTGATCGGCCGCCATGATCGCCAGCAACAGATTGGCGCAGTCGTCGGGCGTCATGTCGGCGGCGCCCGGCCCCCTGCCGCCCGTGGAAATGAGCCTTTCCTGGCGCAGGGCGCGCGCGATCACCGCCACGGTCTGCTCGGGCATCGGCAGAATGCGGGCGAGGGTAGGGATGAGATCGCTGAGCTTTGCCATCGCGGGCGGTGTCTCCTGAGCTTGTTTCGGACCATAGGTCCAAAACCTCTGGCGCACAAGAGGGTTTCGGAGTAGAAATCCAAAAGCGGTCTCCGCCCCGGTCGCATTCGCCTCGCCAACTCGGCAGACGCATGGCAACACGACGGGCTGATCGGGCTCAACCCATTGGCAGAGCGAGGTAAAGCATGGCCACGATCCGGAAGAGAACGCTGCCCTCGGGCCTGGTGCGCTGGCAGGTGGATTTCACCGACCAGGCCGGCAAACGGCGCTCGAAGCTGTTCCCGCGCCGGAAGGATGCCGACGTCTACCTCGTGAAGGTCCGCTCGCTGGTCGCCAACAACACCTATCTGGCCGACAGCGAGAGCATCACCGTGGCCGACGCCGCGAAGGCGTGGCTCGACCATTGCGAGGTGCGCTGCAAGACCGGGCGGCGGATGGAGCGGTCCACCTTGCGGGGCTACAGCGATTATGTGCGCCTGCACATCACCGCGCCCGAGATCGGCATCGGGGACAAGCTGATCGTCCAGCTGACCCGTCGCCACGTCAACGAGTTCCGCGACCGGATGCTGTTGAACGGTCGCTCGGAACACCTGACCCGCCGCGCGCTCTCGGTGCTGAAGCTGCTGCTCGACCACGCCATCGACAACGGCCAGCTGTTCACCAACGCTGCGCAGGGCGTGCGGGTGATCAAGTCGAGCCGGATCGACTACAAGGCGCCAGTGCCGTCGAAAGAGACGATCCGCGCGCTGATCGAGGCGGCCGAGGAGGACTTCAAGCCGCACCTTATCGTCTCGGCGCTGACCGGCCTGCGCGCTTCGGAACTGCGCGGCCTGCGCTGGCAGGACGTGGATTTCGAGCACGGTTTCATATACGTGCGCCAGCGCGCCGACGCCTACAACCAGATGGGCGAGCCGAAATCGCGCGCGGGCTATCGCGACATCCCCGCCGGGCCGATGGTGCTGAACGCCCTGCGCCGCTGGAAACTGCGCTGCCCGAAGAGCGATCTTGGGCTGGTCTTCCCCGCGCCGCGCGGCGGCATCCTCCAGCACACCAACACGCAGGCGCGCTTCCGCAAGCTGCAGGAAAAGGTCGAGGTGACGATGCGCTGGCACGACCTGCGCCACTTCGCCGTGTCGCTCTGGATCGAGCAAGGCTTCTCGATCAAGGAGATCATGACGTTCGCCGGCCACTCCTCCATCCAGATGACCATGGAGCGCTACGGCCACCTGTTCCCGTCGCCCGACCACCAGAACGCCATGGCCGAGGTTGAGTCCAAGCTGCTCGGGTGACCGATTCTGAGTGGCGGGAGCAGAATGCTTCGCTTGCCTCTCCCCGGATGCCGGGGATGCACTCTCGCCCAAGCCCCTGTGCTAGGGCCCTGAACGGCTTTAACGAAACGGATCAGGCTCATAGGCAGCTTTGGCCACCACCTTGCTGGCATCCCCACGGGATCGATAGCGGCCGATCATGTCGCCGCTGGCGGCGTCATCGACCTCCTGCACCCGATAGAGCGTCAGGCTCTTGTCGCTGTTGGGCTTGAGTTGGAAGACCCGGCCGTTCTTGCGGCAATAGAAATACTTCGAGCCCTTGATCTGGGTCCACGGACAATCGGCATAGGACAGGAGCCGCCGCTCCCGCTCCAGTCGCGCCTCTTCCGACCGCCGCTCGGCCTCCGCACGCTGCTCATCACGCAGGCGCTGCCACTGCGCGCCCACGTAATCCGACAGGCGCCCGATGATGGCGGGCATTTCCGTGCCAGCCTCTTTCTCGGCCTGGTAGATAGCCAGACATTCGGCCTCGAGCTTCGGTTCCGGAGCTCCGAGGTATTCCTCCTCGATCATGGTCTTCATGCGCTGCTCGAGATCGGTCATCGTCAGAGCCGGGCCAGGAAGGCCATTCAGGAAGGCGAGCATGTCGTCCTTCGGGATCCAGCAGTCTATCGCCGAGGCCAGGACCTTGTCCCGCGGGCCTTCCCACTTCTTCCAGACGGAGCTGTCCTGATCGAGTTTCGTGACGATCTCGAGGGCCAGCTTGGCCAGGGAGCGCTGCTCGCGCATATGACGCAGGGAAGGGCTGCGAACATAGTCGGCCAATAGACTGTAAACTACTGAGGTTCGCTGATTCATGAACATGCGGGGCTTTCCCGTTTATTCCCAATGGCTTGCGTCTGCTCCGTGCGACACGACGCCGACGTCACCCACCCAAAATCTCTCTAAATATTTGCTTTTGAAAGACTATTCTGGCCCCGTCGGGTTGCCTCATAACCTGAAGGTCGTAGGTTCAAATCCTACCCCCGCAACCAGAATTATGGCGCTAAGTCAAAGACTTAGCGCCATTTTGCTTTTGAGGCCCTGACCTGCCACTGAACCGTCATCCAGCGG